GAAGTATGCTACTCTGCGTGGGCTTCGGCTATGAAATCTGTCGGAAACCCTAAAGACACGAGTATTGCGGCTTCGATAACTGAAAAGTTTGTTCGTATCAGTCCGCAGCGACCTTTAAGATCGCTTGCCTCCGTGAGGCATGGGAAACAGAGATAGAGAGTAAGACGCAGCTACTGAGTGGCTAAGAAAGTGTTTTCTTTTTGAATGTGTTATTATAATGATCTTGCACGTAATTAGACGTGGCTAGAGCGATAAAGATACCGATGCCGGCGATGGTCTCAAGGGCTTAAAAACGGGAAAGCAGTACCCACTGTTTCGATTAATCGCAGCCACCACGCCTTTCTCTCTCCTTAACAGGAGTTGTGAGAGGGCTTAATTGCTTGAAAGCGTGTTTGATTAGGTTGTAATAATGTAAGGTGAATATGCCGAACTCGAATAAAATCGAGTATAAATAAGTCAACCAACAGTCAAATTTGAACTGGCCCTAGGAATAGGGTGGTTGAATTTCCAATATCCATTTAGGTTATCAGAAAGAACGATTGCTTGAAACGTAAAGCAGTGCACCTAGTCGGTCCCCTCCAGTGCAGGGGAGTTAGTTGACTATAGACGCCAGTGTGAGCCGTAAATCCGGACATATGGGATCAAATTAGCTTTGTCGAGCGAGATTTGATTTAGCGCACCGAAGATGCATAGTAAGATTTGGGTTGCCCCCAAATATGTGATACGTGGATAAATATTAAATGAATCTGATGATTATTTCTTGAATATTGATGAGAACACGACATTATCGTGCACATCTGGTCTCTACCACGTGTGTATGATCCGTTCGAAGGTGAGAGGAAGGCTTAGGGGAAATTATAAGAGTACCCGAAAGGCCGATTCGTCGGCTTGAGAATACCACATTCCATACCTCGCGCCTTTCCGAGCCGCAACTGCGGTGAGGAAAAAGGGAGTGGGAAAATTAGCTTAACGTCATGTCAAAACCCAATAACAACAAAAATAAAGAGGAAGGTAATAATATACCTGAGTTTAGACAACCAATCGTGAGTCCTAGTTTGGCAGATTTGGTATCGACAGAGGCTGCTACTGACTTTGGTCAGAGCGTCCCAACCACTGAGACATTTTCCGGTCCTTCAACCGTGATAAGGTTCAGTGAAGCCCAATTGCAATCGGCACAACAGACTTTTGAGAGTTTAGTGCCAGAAGGTGAGCTACCACCTATGAAAGTAGTGAATGTAACCACGGAGTTTTATACTCCAGTGATGACCCCTTCGGAAAATGTGGAAGAAGAAGAGATCGCAGAAACAGCGACTCCGAAAGGGTATCGACAAGAGCAAATTGATATAAAGAGATGCAGAGATTTTGTATCTTCTTTGGAATCTTTGTCGAAGGTGTTTCACCGGAGAGAGATCGCATGTGTCGTCCAAGAGTGGACGAGATGGGCGATTTTGCACCCTCTATTGATTGAGGATGAAATATCACTCATGATTAAGTTTATGGGAGATATGAGGGTGAAAGAAATAATGTGGCCTGAGTTGGTTTGTGTCAGAAATGACCATAATGATAGGTTCACACAATTGTTACCATATGCACCAGCTTATCTATCAGTCTATGATCTGCAAAGTGATTTGGCTGTGATGAGAGCTCCGGGTGGTGACAAACTAACACCAGAAGAATTTCGTCGCATTAAATGCGTACGAGAAGAGCGAGCACAATTCTGGAGGGATAATGAAGGAGATTCGATGACCCCACCACCTCAGGATTTTCAAGACTTTTCTACCTGTGAGCATCAATCCACTTGGTCTGAAAAGTTTGCCCGCATGCGTAATACGGGTTGGAGGAAATTTAAGAAATACATTTCGGGCACTCCCTCAAAAGACTACCAAGAAAAATTACGGGATAAGTTACCCGGTAACGATGAAACGACATGGCAGATTGCTATGAATCTTTCGCGAATGCTTGGATGGTTCTTGTGGACAAGTGAAGCAGCATCGTATTATTGTATATATTTACTAATACCGTTTGTTGCGATACCAGTTTTTTGGCCATTAATTTGGTTATTGCTGGCGTATCTTTGTTTTTGTGCCGCGCGGCTTTGGTGGACGCGAGTTATAATGTATACAGGCACGGTCGCAACCTTAGGGTCTATAATGGCGGCTTTGAGTGCTTTTTTCGTGTACGTTTGTTGGCAAATACTTAAATTCACAACAAGAAAACCCGTTCGCGGGATGGTGAATGAAGTACACGAGAAAAGGAGTTCAGCTCGAAAATCCACTTTTGGTATGTCCAAAGGAGAATGGACAGGCGCGTTATTGGCGTCAGGTGGATTGTTGGGGTTAATAGTTTCCTTGATGGGTTTCCTAGTGTTACCCTTTTTAGGATTCAAAGAAGCAGGAAAATATGCATCAGCTTCCAACGCGTTAGTTACCTCAACTAAAAATGTTAAAGAATTCGCGTTGTCTATAAAGTCTTTTCTTGGAGGATTCTTCGCTCCAGCAGCAGCGAAGATTTGCCAGTTGTACCGACTAGATCGTAATGGAGATATCTCTATTATAACGATCGAGGATAACCAACGTTTGCCATTCAATGAAGATAATGAAGCTCTTTGCTTCTGGCATGAAACGAATGGTTGGATGGTAGCAAAATCCCAAGAACGATGTATTAATGAATACATATTGTGTTCGAAGTTGATACTCGGAGATCTCGTTCGTGAGACTTATCTTAGGGAAAAATTGATGGCAGCTAAAGCAGGCAAAGTCCAGATATATAAAGTGTATTGGGATGCCTCTCGACAAGAATGGGTGAAAAATATGTCAGGAACTGCAGAGACCACTCTGCTTACTCCTGACCTTATGCCAGAAGAAATTGGCGATTATTGCCCTACATTCCTTAAGTCCCTTATGGAGACTGTCGATGCAGCAGCTGAAACGGCAAAAGAAGATGATGATGATGCATCATCAATTGATCAAAAGCAGGCTAATAAAGTCAAGCAGTTTGTGGCTGCTACAGTCACACCTGCACAACCTAAACCAACTCCTGCATCAACGTTTCTTGATCCTGCCAAAATTGTTGAACAAGAGAAAATACGAGAGATATTCAACCAACCGGTTGATACAGCATTTGTTTTTCAAAAGAACGATGTTGATGAATCAACGAAAGGCAAGGAGAAAGAGACAGAAACTGCGAAAGTTCGAGATGAAGCTGAAGCGGGTTTTATGATGTATGACTGTATATCCGGAGAGGATGGCAAGTTTACGTATTTCCCCACAGCTGTTAAAATTCTCGATTCCAATTGTCAAGGTATATACCAACAAATTTCTGAGAAGAAAGTGTTGGAATTTGTTACTAAATGGGATGAGCGAACTCCCACCTGGTTCAGACGTAATGCTGAAGTTCTTACTAAGGACTATAAGATGGAACAACGTCGTGAATTCCTTGCACACTGGAAAGCTTATGAGATTCTCTTAGGGAGAGTTTATAGGTCTATAGTGTGGCAAGGGTCTACAGGAAATTGGACAGTGGATGAAGGCAACATGATTGGCTATTATGAAACAGAAATGACGCCATATGGTCGTGTTAAGCCTAAGAGTTGGACAACATTTGATGAAAACCCAGGAGTGGGTTATCAACCGCCAGAATTTAAAGATGAAGGTGGTTTTTCTGATGCTTTAAAGACAGGAATGTCGCGCTTAAGAGAATTTGGTGCAGTGTGCAGGAAAAATTGTTGTGCAGACTACACTATTCGAGGATATAAAGTTTCCTTCCTTCATTGGAAGATTATGCTTATTCTTGGTCTTTTATGTGTAGTTGCGATCGGAATAGCGATCTATTGTCACATGCGTAAGCAACGTAAGTTGCAGATGAAGAAGTGGCGAAATGAAGCTTTGAATGACTTCACTCTTGAATATGAGAAGAATGGTGAAGTAGTTCCGATTGAAACCCTTCGAGGAGGATTGCTTAAAATCGATAAAGCAGATGCCGTGTATAAGCTTGGACACGGTACAACAACTTCTATATTCCAAGGAATACAAGCAAAGGGTGGACTCGCAGCAGGAACCTACACAGCGAAATTGTGGAAGAAAAATGGTTCGGCGAGAGAAGTCTATGATGTTAGGATTCATCTAGGCGAACCTATTAAAAATCCACGACGCATAGTAGATAAAATGCAAGATGAAAATGCTGGCGTCGGTTCTGGTAAAGCTAAAAATTTAGCTCGTCGTATTGCAAAGAAACAGAGTAATAAGCGTACGCAACTTCCTCGCAAGCGGATGGAAGATAACAAAACTGTTCTTAGCGACGAAATACAGGCAGCCATAATTGATTTTGTGGCAGAACTTAAGCAAGATGAAAGTTGCGAAACGGTGGATACCGTAATGCAAGACCCCGACTGTGATAGTACATGTCAAACAACTACGGGGATAATTAGTCGATGCTTACAGATGGTGTCTGAAGTTATTGTACCAGAGAAGCAAAAAGAAACGGTCGAAATGCTTGATGAAGCATGGATAGCAGTCGATCGACTTTCCAAGTTCGAAGTCCAAGTTCGAGGCGATAATGAACCATTGGGTTGTGCAGAGCGTATAGAAGACGTGTTGACAATGCCCAATCATTATTTGGACCAATTGGATCGAAATAAGGTGCGAGTTATTACCATGGAAGTTGGTAATGGAGCAAATTGCTCCTTTTCTTTCCCATATAATCGAAATGAATGGGAGAAGTTACCCATGTGGGATACTTGCGCAATGCCTTTACCTAAGCAGATGGGTGGAGTCCCAGCTTGGAAGAATGTGCATACACCACCTACTGGAGTTTTTCGTGGGAAAGTGTGTATTAAAGACCCGAAAGGGTTAGGAGCGTCTATGGATACGTGTGAATTCACGGTGTCTGAAAATGACGGAGTCCCGTTGGCACATTATGGAACGGACCACTTTCCTGGAGCGTGTGGATCATGTCTTGTGACAGACGAGAACCCTCCCAGGATATTTGGCATGCATACACAAGGGGATACAAGAACCCGAGCATGTCAAGGAGCTGTGTTTACACCAGCGGCTATGCAACGCATACATGAACTTTCAGAGAAGTCGCCGCTAAGAATGCACATCAATAGGATGGCAGGCCTTTTAAACTAACCTTCGGGGTGGATTTGGAGATTCCTTGGGATGTATATACCTTTTTAGGAAATGAATTTCAAATACCCGAGGACTTGGACTCCATCCCGGAATTAGAGGGCCAGGTGTTTGCTCAATCGCGCACCGGGTTTCCAACCACCGTAATTTACCCAGATACGGATTGGGATAGATATCTCGATGAAATAAAGAACCATCAATCAACCGAGTATCATAATCAAAGTGGTTGGAATCTTCGCAGTGGTCACGCACCTTCTGTTTTTTCTGTTGACGGGATTCGGTCAAACATGAAGACGCAGAAGGAGATCGCATCTCTTCCCAAAAATGAGGAAGCTTTTTGGGATGCTTTTGAAATAGTATATGAAGGGTTATGCGATGCTGGTTGCTGGGGTTTTGAAAGACTTACGGAACGTGAAGCTTGGTGCGGATCGGACTGTGGTTACCTACAAGCAATAAATATGCATTCGTCGATTGGTGCATTCCTTTCGAAGGTCGGCGACACGAAAAATCGCGGTATGTTCAATGCGGCAGAATTCTTAATTGATATCTGTCGTTGGGATTATGAGCGAACCAGCAGTAAAACGGAACCTATGTTGGCGTGGGTTTCTAAATCTTCCTTAAAGGACGCCAGAATGCCCCTCGAGAAGATAGCCGAGGGAAAACTTCGTGTGTTTCAAGCACAACCACTCCCTGTTTCTATAACAGGACGCCTCCTCATAGGTGATTTTATAGCCCGCTTCATGAAAGCAAATAAACAAGGCGGGTTTGTTGGTATCATAGGATTTGTGATGTCACGAGGGGGTTGGCATGAGTTACTTCGAGATCTTTCAGATGATTTTCAAATAGATGAAGTAGACTCTGGTGATGTGAGTAAATGGGATAAAAATTGGCTAAATTTTTGGCATTGGATTTTGTGCCTATTGTTAGCTATGTTATGTAATAACCAAACTCACGCGGATGAAATATTCCGTCATTACGATCGTGTAATTCGATCACCAACACATCTTGCAATATTAGGTCTAATGTATGTTTTACTTAAAGGACAACCTTCGGGTGATATTGCTACCATTGTTTTTAATACTATAATACAGTGGATGATGTATGCTTATGCCTATTGTCGAGTAGCTCCAAAAGAATTCCACAATTATCGTGATATGTCGAAGGCATTACGATTGAAATGTGGTGGAGATGATTCAGTGTCGGCTTTGAGTACAGCGATGCGCTCTTGGTTGGGAGGTGAAAAATGGTCAAATGTAGTCGCAGCAACATTCCTGGAAGCAGGATGGACTATCATATTAGTGACCACTCCCTTAACTGGCATAGAATTTATGGGGTATCATACCATAGTAGCCGATCTTGGCGAAGAAGGTGTGTTCCATATACCAGTCCTCCCATTGAGGACTATACTCGCAATCAATGAGTGGGCAAAAAGGGGAAAGAACTCAGATGTTCCTCAACCAGTAAAGATGCTCTCGCGCTATTATGCTTGCGCGGAGAAATCTTTTCCCCTTCTCTGGAGCGACGATCCAAAGGCTCGAGAGTTTGTCAAAATAGCATGGCGATGGCTTCTACGCCAAAGAGCTAAATATTGGGATTCACCGATTAAAGAAATTCGAGATACAGCTCGAGGAATCCCTACACCGCGCGATCTCGCGCAGCTCTATTTTAGGACACCTCCGTCCTTGGCCTCAATTATGCAACGATTAGAATAAAGAGGCAGAACCCGCGTTGGAGTTACCAAACTACTCGGACCAAAATATAGTGAATGGTCCTGGAGCAGGAATGGTTCCAACGTACGGGAATTACTGTGGTCCCGGTCATGGGGATCCAGAGAATAAGGAGAAGCCAGTTGATCAGCTGGATGCAGTCTGTCAACTTCATGATACATGTTATCAGTTTGCAGGAAAAGAAGAATGTGACGGCGCCATGGCAGAAGATCTTGCGAAGATCGATGAACCAGATAATCTCTGGGGACGACTCTATTTGAGTTTCGCGGATAAATACATGGATGCCGTAGGTTCTGAAAATCCTAGATCCTTGGAGCAAATCATTCGAGAAGCATCTGAGGCGAAGTTTCCTGATCGTGTAATTCAGAAGGCCCTTCGAAAAGAAGGAGTATCAGGCTTAGAAATACGACAGTGGATGCCAGAATTGCAGGAATTGGCATCTAGTTTACCAGTGATCGATGATGTACAATATCATACACCCCTAGCAGCGGAACAACAACAGATCTTTGATTTGTCCGTTGTAACCTCCCTTAACAATCAACGTCAAAATAAAAAGGGAGGGAAAAGAAAAGGGAAAGGCAGAGGGAAACCTCGTGCCCGTAGACCTGGTCGTGGCGGCAATCGTGCCGTTAGCGTCCCTAAGAAGGCGCTTTATAAACGACTTGATCATCTTGCTGCTATGGAGAAGCAGCATGGATCATCTGTGCGACTTCGAGGTGCACAAACAGGTATTGCCAACTTTGCTCGTAAAGTTGAGACAATGTGGTCTATAGATAAACTCGGAGGTGGAAAAGCTGGAATCTTGCTTAAAGGTACTGACCTTATTGATTCCATTTCCACTTTGGGTACAACACAACCTATACCTGAGGGTGCAATTATATTCACCCATAACTTGGCTCCAACCGATCCTGGTTGGAATAGTACTAGGCTGCAGCAGTTTGCGCCTTTATTTCAGAAGTTCAAGTTCAGGAAGTGTACTTATCGTTATGCGCCAGCTTCACCTACTACAATTACTGGCCAGATATTACACTATGTTGACTTCGATGTGTCAACTAATCTTAACGAAATCCAAGATTCGTTTGAAGCAGCCCAAGTGGCTGCTGCCAAACAAGGGGCACAACCATTTCAGCCCTTTCAGTACAGATCTACTAGTTTGCGCCCAACCGACGATCCATTCCAGACGTTTTACATAAATCCAGCGATAAATGGGAATGTTTCAGATCCTCGGTTGTATTCACAAGGCAAGTATACTATGATAACGCCAACAGGATTGGCAGCTGGACAAGCTTATGGTCTCCTTTATGTCGACTACCAAATTGAGTTGTGGGAATCGAATTTGGGAGCACCTCAAGAAGCTCATCCTGGACCTGGAGAAGACTTTGCCTCTGGTATTGATTACAATGTTGCTGTAGGTGGACAAGGTAGTTCAGGATTTGATATGATTCAATGGCTTGCCAATTTCATCGGTACTGCAACTGCTCCTACAGTTTGGAAGGCCCAATCTTATGCTGGAGGTGGGGCTGGACCAGCCTTTTATGTAGGGAATCTTAATGAAGTTATCATGAATACTTGGGTCACTTCTGGTCCTGATGGCCATATGCAATTTCTAAATTGGCCTTATAAAACCATGAGAATACAAATCAATATTTGGTGTTACGCTACTGGTCTTGGTACAGGCGCAGCATCAGCAGCTGGTGGGCTCTTTGTTGCTACTGTTTCTGGTTCGAATCCAAACCTTGTACCTAACATTGTTTCAAATGATGTTGTGGTTACTAGTGTCTCTGAAGGTGGTACAAATGTTATGATCTCGTCTTCGATCTTTTTGACTGGATGTAACGCTATGGATTTCGCACTAGATCAAACACAGCTTATTGGTTCTGGCTACACGACTGCTGTCGGAGCAATACGTTATGCGTATATTACTATTTCTCCTACTCCACTCGATTCCACGGTGATGGCTTTTGAAATGGGAGATAGGTCGTGTCTTGAGAAGAAATGTGCTTTGCAGGTTAGATC